TTACCGCTACGTCCATGCTCATGTGCTCCGCCTTGGCGATGTCCAGAATCTCGTTGATGTAAGTGTGCAGTTTCATTGCTTTTCCTTCCTTTCCTTTTTTGTTTTATGTGAATGAGGTTGTGCGCATACTTTGCCTGTTCCCGCCGCCCGCAAGGGCGGCGTTTTGCTTCTGGTGTTGTCCGTCATGCAGCGGCAGGGCACCGCTATGTACGGCACTTTCCTATACTTTCATAATGTAACAAAGGGCGTAATAGGGAGGCATATTATTATGTGGTTGTCCGCCGCCAGTATTGGTAATAACACCACTTTCTGCAACTGAGTTATCTTCGCCGATATATCCAGCTCTAACAGAATTATGGGTTGGGTCACCGCTAAATTCTCCTCCATATATATCATGGGTATGGCTTGGCATTTCATTCACAGTCAGTGTATGAGTAGCCTCACCACCGGTTGCACCAACAGCGTAAGTACTGCCGGCACCTAACACAAATTTGCTGCGCAAATCCGGCGTATTGTTCTGCCCGTCGCACAGGACAAATCCGTCCGGTATTGCGTCCTTCGCACCGCTCCAGAGGAGTATGCAGCCCGAAGGGAGCGCCGCCGCCGCCGCATTGTCCACATACTGCTTCGGCGCTGCCTGCAAATCCTCCGCTGGGTCGCCGCTCAGGGTCAATGGGCCGGTCATCGTCCCGCCGGAAATGGGCAGCGCCCCCAGCTCACCCGCCGTGGGCACGGGAGACCAGACGCCCTCGCTATTGCTTGCCATTAAGACTTTTCCGTTGTCCGCAGTATCGTCAGGCGTCGGGATATGTAACGATCCACATTGGGTAGCAGTCGTGTAGGTTTGTTCCATTATTATGGTGGTGGAGTTCGACTTGATAGAATCGTCGAAATAGCTACTAAAACAGATTTGTTTGACCGAACCTTCGCCCATATCCATGGCGTTACTAACTGTTAGAGCCGAATAGTAAAACTTATCTCCCGCTGTTTGCACGATGCGCCCGATGACCGTCTTGCCCGCTTTTAGGAGAGCAACGACCTCATCAAAGGTCTTGTTGCTGATAGCCCTATAGCCGCCGTTAAGTGGCTCCTCGGTAACGGTAAAGTCCACATACTCTATCAATCCCTCCGCTACGCTGTCCACATACCCAAACACATCCTGCGCCTTGTTCTGGGGGTCGTAGGTGGACTTGTCCAGCCAGGGAGCGCTGGCCGCAATTGCGGTAAGCTGGGCGGCGTACTGGTCAAGTGTGGTGCCCTCCGGCGGCTCTATCCCCATCGTCTCCAGCGCGGAGGCTATCGCTGTCTTGGCCGCGCTCAGGCGGTCGATTTCGCCCTGTATGCTCATATCTCTCCCCCCTAGATAGCCGCCAGGGCCTCCTCAATATCACCCGTCAGGGACACTTTCCCCGCCCCGCTGTGGTAGCCTGCGGGCACGGTATACTCCGTCTGCGTCAGCCCGTCGATGGTGGCCTGCACCGCGCCGTTGTTGGGCATGGTTCCGGCGGTCTCTGCGCCGTCCGGCCCCACAAACACCTTGTTCGCCAGCACGTCCCCGGCAGAAGCCGTCACGCCCGTCACATCGGCGTAGGCTGCGGGGATGGGCTCTACCGTCACCTGGGACAGCGCGTCATAGCCCTCATCGGCGGTCACGTCCTGCTGGGCCTTGGTGGGCGTGACCGTCTTGCTCTGGAGGTTGACACCCTCGCCCGTATAGCTCCCCGTCACCCCCAGGATGGTTACCCCGCTCTTGATGTTCCCGGCGGTCAGCTTCTCTTTTTCCGCGGCCAAAATCCCGACCGTCCCCTGCCCGTTGTGGTAGCCGCCCGGCACCGTGTAGTTCGCGTCCTTTGAGGCGATGGTCCCGGCCACAGCCCCATTGTTGGCCACCCCCTCCACCGCGTCCACGCAGTCTTCCAAAACCGCGCTGCTCTGCACCAGCCCCAGAGACACCAGCTTGGTCCGCAGGTCGTTCCGCAGCCCCTGGATGCGGGATATTTCTGTTGCGACACTCATATGTAGCTCCCCTTTCAAATGTTGGCCAGCAGGGCCTCAATGTTGCCCACCTCGACGTACACCGCCGCAGACGTGACCGGCCGGGTGTTGTCCTCTTCCACCCTGTCCGCCGTGTCCACCATCAGGACGTTTTCCACCACTTTTAACCCGTCGCCTATCTGGTACGGCACCCCGCCGCCCGCGCTGCCGCCGATTTTCCCGGTCAGCACACCCCCGCCTGAGAGACGGCCTTTCAGCTCACTCACGGGTCACATCCCCTTCCAACACAAAGTCGCTGGGCGGTATGATGGTCGTTACCGTCCCGTCCTTCGCCGTCAGCTGCACATCGTATTTGTATCTTGATGCCGGGATATCGTTCGTCTCCTCATGGCTGAGGCAAAATACCGCTGCGCCGGCCTCTGTAAACGCCGTGACTTGCTTTTGCAGTACGCTGCTCACCGTGAGGTACACCGTATCCCCCTCCACAAAGGGGCGCGGAGTGCCGTCCTCCTGCTCACAGCTCACTGTCAGCACCTCCGTGTCACCACGGATCATACGGATCGCCGTCCCGTTGATGATCATGTGCTTTCCTCCTGCACAATCTCCCACCCCTGCGGGTAGTCCGCCGGGGGCCACACGTTGTTGTCGATGGTAGAGCAGTAAGTGACGCCGTTCTCCGTGCAGCACTCCCCCGTCATGTACATGCCGCTTGTCCCGTTGGAGGCCATATAGGGCTTTGCCATAGCCGGATCTGTGGTGTGCGTGATACTCCACAGGGCCGGGGCATTGGCCGGATTGCTGTCCGGGTAGTTGCTTGCGTTGTGGGGCTGTAACAGCTTGTACACCTGACTGTCATAACATACCGGAGCTCCGGCGGACCACAGGCTATAATCCTTACTGCTGTCCCACTGGGGGGCCTTGCTCTCTTCTGCGATAATCGCCGTGCCGTCCATACCGGCGGCGCGGGAGCGCAGGTCAAGGGCATCCGATGCGCCCTGGGCCCGCATTACGTTTAATATGAGCTCTTTGTTCGTCAAGCTGTCTGCACCCCTTCCTGATATGCCGCCGCCATGCTCTCCCACACCGCTTCTACGTCTGTCTTATCTGCTTTTTCTGCTTCCAGGGTATCTAAGCGTTCCTCTATTGTTGGTTCCAGTTCAATTGGTTCTGGCGCTGAGAATGTTCCGTTATCCGGGTTATATACCCAGTGCTGTTCTACATCGTCTGGGGCCCCTACACAATGAGAGGCAAAATCCTCTCCGTACCAATCCGCTACCGGAAGGGCGTATTCCGGGATAATCTCTAAAACAATATTATTTTTAAGCCTTACCGTCTTCATGCCGGTTCCCCCTGTACATAGATATATACAGCGCCATCTGCACCCGCTCCAGAAGTTGTTGTGCCAGTTACAGACGACGAACTGGGATAAAACCTAAGCGCTGCCCCGCCGCCGCATCCAGGCTCAGTAGCCTTTTGGCCGCTTACATTGGCCGTCGCAGAGGTTGAAGTTGCAGCGTTTCCACCACCCAATCCTGTAATTTTATTCTTCCCGGCGGGATAAGCCTGCGGGCTTGTAAAACCGGATGCACTCCCGCCAGCCCCGAGAATCCTTTCTCCTGTAAACGGATTAAAGCAGCTTAAAATATCAGAGAACAGAGAATTATCGCTACTAAAGTCGGTAATTCCAATTATTCCTCCATATGGATTTGCGCCAGATTTCATAATAACCACTTGCCCGCCGGCGCCAGCATTAGCAGTATTGTTCTCGCTAACTTTGCCAGCTCCTCCACCTTCTGCAACTTTGCTATTAAAACTGCTGCTGCCGCCATTGTTGCCTGTAGTAGCCGCAACAGCACTGCCGCCAGCGCCAACAACGTAAGAATAAGATGCTCCAGGCGTTACTTTCATGAGAAAAGCCAGCGTATACCCAGACGATCCGCCCGGAGCATAAATCTCGTTCCCTTGCCAACTGTTAGGAGCAGTTCTTGCTGTTCCGCTTGCGCCAGCTCCGATAATGAATACGCCAACCGTGTATTGCCTGCCATCTCCAAACAAATCAGGGACTTGCCAAGTACCAGAACCTGCCGTCGTTTTTGACCACAAAAGCTTCCAGCCAGTGTTGATACATGTCGGGATAGCTAAAAAAGCATCGTTGACAGTTGGATCGTCATCTGCTCCAAACCCAAGTATTTCCGCCGTACTATCGCTCAACAGCGTCGTCTTATTCAGCGGCGTACCTTCCTGCGTCGGTTCGTCCGCCATTTCTATTTTTGCGTATTGTACTGACTCATCGTCAAACGTCAGCTTTACGCGCCCCTCTTTGCCGGGGGTCGGTACACGATCTGTCATATCATCACCTCAATTCACAAAATAGAAACCGGAGCCACCACATATCGCCCACGGCATTGCAGTGCGCAGAAACACGCTGCTCATGCTGGTCAGCAATGCCTCTATGTCCACCAGAATCTTCTCGATATCATTTGCCGTCGCCCAGGTCAGCAGATCCATGCTCTCAGGTGTTTCAGGTGTGGTCTCCAGTACCGCCAGCGCGCCTCTCAGGGCGGATAAATCCGCAAGGTATGTATCCATATCCGCCCGCCTCGGTATCTCGCTTACAGCCCAGTCTGTGCGGCTTGTCACCGTGACCGCATAGCCCGCCGCCTGGAACTTTCCCGCTAAATACCACATCGCTTCGCCGACGCGGTTGAGGTCAGAGAAGTTGTATGTCCCTTTCAGGTCACCGGACCATTCAGACAATTCTTCTGCCGTTCCCGTAAACTCTCCCTCAACCCAAAGGCTGGATAAATATAACGCCCGATCTACATCGTCTTGGTTTCGGTCGGTAATTAAGGTATCGATGATGGTCATGACGCCTCCTTATCCCAGTAAACAATGGCACATCCAAACGCTCCAATGACACCTTGTTCTCCGGGCTCCGGCTCATTATCTACAACCCAATGGGTGCCACTGCCCCATTCCGTCTTCCAACTCTCTTCATGGCGGTATCCTTTTTCCCCGCCTGCGCCTCCAGCTCCTCCGTCTCCACTCCCGGGGATCGGATTTTCTACTCCTGTGCGGGCAAATGATTCTCCTGATGCTATGTCAGTATATCCGTTCGCGAATATCTGCCCATTTGCGCTGGAATATTGGCCAAACACCGTATCATTGCCAATAATAACAACAAATTGCTGTTGTGGATTGATGTTAATTGTTCCGGCCCACACCTTTGCGCCAATTCCATCTGCACCGGCTACCCCAGCCTTATCCCATGTTCCGTCAGTTCCATTCGCTCCGTTATTCCCTTTTCCAACAAGTATAATCCTGAGCTTATCGACATCAGGCGGAGCAGTCCATTGTCCTGATGTTTTAATAACTATGCGATTTTGGAACAAATAGGATCCATCGGCCTGCAGCAGCGTGCTGGAACAACTTTGCATGACTCCGCCTGAAAAAGATAAATTTTGCAATATCCTGCGCGCTGTTGTAGCTTGACTGCTGTCTAACCAAACAGTGTCCACATCTCCAATTTCAGAAGCAGGATCTCCACGCCCGTTTATCTCTATTTGGTTCCCTCCGTATGCAGCCAAAATAAGTTTTGCCGCTGTTAACGCTTGCGCCTGGGATTTTATAAATGGGTTGTTTACTGACTTTGTTTCGCTTGATGCCGTCGAATTACCGGATACTATATACTGCGTATTATTTCCGTCGTTCAGGGTAAATACGATAGCTGCAATATCGTTATTTGCTCTTATAGTCTGGTAATTTAAAAGGTTGTCTAATGTAATCTTGTTTCCCTCATCCCAAAGTGGCTCTGCAGTTAAATAGCCTGTTTCTGCGTCAGCCCTCGGCCAAGTCCCGGTTGCCATACAAACATATCGCAACAAGTCCCCGCATTTTTTCCCTACCACATCGGAGTATTCGCGCACACTTACAGACTCGTTTTCATAAGATGGATCAACCGTATACTTATCTTCAAAATTTGTGCCGAGCTGTGCAACCAACGCCCCAATCCACCCATTAAGCGTAGTAGGAAGACTAACTGGTGGTATAAACTCTCGGTCAGCCAACAAGCCAACAATGTCCACAAGGTCCCATTGCATTGTCAAGCCGTTGTCGCCTGTCCTCCACCCGCCAGAATACTGATAAAATACTCCAGCTTGCTTGTACTCTATCGTACCATCTTGAAGCTTTACCCCTATTGATACAGGGACCCCCTGTCGTTCTTCAATAGACTGGAATATACCATTTTTTGTACGTGGTTCAAAGCGCCGATCCAGGTTGTCCATCTTTATTGTACAGGTTCCATAGGGCAGAGACATACAGGATACATCCCCCTGATGTTTCAAGGAAAACGCAGCTATAATGTTCCCGTCCCATTCCTCATAGACCCCCGGAATAATTTCCGATATCCTCATCCTGCGTCCAGGCATTGACCATCTTGTTACTGTTACCCTGATCGCGTCCGGATTGTTTACGGTGAACCCAGTCAGAGATACACTTCTTTCTGTATTCCCAGTAAATGACTGTGTGTGATACGCTGTCCCGCCTTGCTTGACCTCCACAGTGAAATCAACAGGATATCCGTCCCACTCTTCTGTCGGGAAATATACTGAACACGCCTGCAAAATAGATACATTAGAAAACCGCTCTTCTGCCCAAACAGCAGGCGAAAAGGATCCGTCAGCACCAGATAATTGAGATCCAATAAAACCGGCTTGCCCGTTAAGATCCAGTGTGTTGTTTGGGAAAAGGTGAAATCTCCCATCTAAAATCCAACGGTTTGTTTCCAGTGTCGCATATGGATCCAAAGCAAATATTTTGTCATGGATCTGCTCCGGGATGCAGACATCCTCCGTTCCGCTGCTTGCAGTCGTTCCATATACCATATCCGGGTCGATAATATCAATGATTGATTTAAGATAGATCCGTCTGGTATCACCTACAATTGCCTTTCGGTAAGCCTCAGTTGCATTAATCACTGGGCCTCACCTCCCGAAGTTCAAGAGAAAAATCTCCCCACATAGGGACAGCCAAAGGATTCCCATTGTCTGTTATAATACGGCTCCACATAAATTTAGGATAGGAAAATTCTGTGACCAGAAAGCTGGAATATTTTAGCGCACCAGACGAATCGGGTGGCAAAAATCCACACGTAACCGGCTGCATACGCCCCTTTTTGCAAGCTGCAATAAGGTTATTTTTTGTCGTGTCATCAAAATATCCGTACTGATAAGAAATGACCCAAACATTCCCGCGCAGTTCCCGCACCATGCGTCCGGTCACCATCTCCACATCTACTGATAGCGGCTGCAGGTTAACCCGGTATCCGTTTTTCAAGCTTTCCGGCAGGACAATGTTATACCCTGCCGTATCCAAGATTAACTGCGTCATGATATCACCGCCTTATGTTGGAGTAAGAATTGGTGTACCATTGGCTTTCGCGTAATCCACCATAGGCTGGAAAGTATAAGAAGCCAGCTTTGTATAGTCCGGAAATAACAGATTGAATGTATATGACCCATCTCCGACCGTGCTCTGGATTGCGGAAGAAATACCGTTGACCATACCGGCAGAGGCTATTCCAAGACCAGAAGACGAAAAGTCTACGCTGCCTGTACCAAAAACAAGACCGTTTTCAATCTGCTTTTTGATCTTGTCATATTCATTATTCCAGCCCTTTCCAAGACCTTCTGCCATGTATTCACCGATTCCCGCAAATACTTTGGATGGAGATTTTATTCCAAGAATCCCTTTTACCCCATCGACAATCCCACCGACAAAGCCAGATATTTTTTCTTTAATCCAAGTAACCATGCTACTAATTCCGTCCCAAATACCTTGCACAATGTCTTTCCCGATATCTAGCATTTCCCTAGGGAGTTCCTTAAAGAAGCCGACAATCTTTTCAACCACATCACGGCGTATTTCTTCAGCTTTGGACACCATATCGAGAATCCAATCTGATACTTTAGTAACAACCTTCACCAAAGCATTCCAAATATTCTCTGGGAGGTCACGAAAAAATCCAATCACTTTTTCTATGACTTTATTCCGCAACTCAGTGGCTTTGTTTTGCAAGTCTATAATCCAATTCGCAATGTTTGTCACTGCTTCCACAAGAGCGTCCCAAATATTACCGGGCAAATCTTTGAACCACTGGATCATGGTTTGTATCGCATTTGGGATTGTTTCTGTAAAAAAACCGACAATTACATCAATAGCAGTTGAAAAAAATGATTTTATGTTTTCCCATATCTCTATAACTGCATTCCTAAAATCTTCATTGGTGTTCCACAGCGTAATAATGCCCGTTACGAGAGTTGCAATAAGGGTTATAATTATTCCTATTGGGTTTGCATTCATGGCTGTATTAAGGCCTTTTTGTGCGCCAGTTGCCCCTGTAAGCGCCGGAATAAGAGATGTTAATGCTCCAATTACACTTTGCACAACAGATGTAATTTTCCATGCAGCGAAACCGGCCCCAATACTAGCAACAATAGAAATGATCATAGGGCCATTTTTTATAATTGCATTTACAAAATTTGTTACAGCTGTTTCAACGGAATCCCAATCCACACTGTCCACAAAATTCTGAAATGCAGGGATTAACCCAGAAAGTATGTTATTTTTTACCGTTGAAATAGATTCTCCAATTTGAGCAAGTGACTCATCCAACGCAGCCTGATTATTACGGTTCGCCACAAGAGCATCGTTGTTGCGGTAAAATGCACTTGCCGCATCGTTATAGGTTCCAGCCAGAGTGTCCATGATAAGCTGGTTTCGCTCACTCTCAGAGGTACAATCTTCCAATCTTGCGTTAAATTCGTCTTCGCTGATGCCAGCCCAGTTAAGTGCGTCTGCCAAGACACCGGTCACTTGACCAACCTTGGCCGTCTCGTTGCTGGCTTCGATCAATCCCTCGATGGGGAGCGAATCGCCAAAGGTTCCGCTTACACCAGCGGCAATATTGGTCCATGTTGCTACATCTTCTTCACTGTCTGCTAGCTTCGCCAGCAGTTGGGAGGCCTCGGTAGCAGTGTCCGTATCTCCCAAAATTCCATAAAAGGCGTTATATGCTTGCTGGGCCGTCTCTGCGCTGTACCCTGCGGCCTCAAAAGCGGTATTCAACTTGCCCTGGGCAATACGGTATTCTTCGGTAGATGACTCCAGCGCCAGCAAACCGCCCACGGCGGCGGTAGCCGCGCCGCCGATTAGGGTCAGCCCCTTTGCCGCTACCTGTCCAGCCTTGGCAAGGCCTCCGCCAAGTTTAGAGGCCAGCGATTCCCCCTGGTCTGTGGCCTCCTTCACACCTTTGTCATAGTCTGACTTATCCAGACTGATAGAGGCAAATAATTTAAACAGATTCATGCCGCCACCCCATCTCAGATGATATAACCAGCGTTAAGCCTGCCCTTTCGATCACATCTGCGGCGATCTTCGCGCCGTTTCGAGTATCCTTTGTATTTGGGTCAACAATGTCCGCCCACTTGGTCGTCATATAGGTACCACCAAAATATTTCGCCGTGTTTTCGGTGACGGTCCGCAGGCATTCGCCCACATACGCCCGCCACTTGTCATTAATTCTCCGCTCCTTCAGGAGGGCCGGGAGCGCGGCCAGATACCCTAGAACTCCCAGCCTTGGGATGGATAGCAGGGCCGTGATTACTCGTTCTCCTCCGGCTCCTGCCACGATTTGAAAAAATCCAGCAGTTCCTTGTCCTTGAACGCCTCCCGGATTTGGTTTATAGTGGTCAGGACGTTCTGCTTGCCAACGGCCTCCGGTGTGGTCTCATTAAGCACCGCCAGCACCCCAAACACGTCGGCCTTGTGGTTTTTCAGCAGGATGGGAGCTAAAGTCGCGTACTTCTTCGCCGCGAATACATACAGTTCCGCCACGCTCTTGCCCTTATTGTCGAGCTTCTGCGCCAGCCCGTCCAACAGTTCCTTGTCCCCGGTGATGTTGGCAATGTACGGCGTAAGCTGACACAGGACGTCCACCGCCCGGTCAGTGGTCAGTTGAGATAATTTCATTAGCTGTCACCTGCTTCCGCCGTCCCGGCCTTGATGTACACCTCAAAAGGCACCACCGTCTGATCCGTCAGGCTATAATGGCCGGTGAACTCAAAGGAAAACTGCCCTTTCTCTCGGTTCCCACTCTGGATCTGAAATCCGCCAGTGGACAGGGCATTGAGCATATGCACCGCCACATAGCCGCCGTTGGTGGCCCCGGTCTTGTCAGAATAGTCGCCCACCCACCAAAGGTCTGAAAAGTCCGCGTCCGCCAAGTCGTTCCGGGGCGTGACTTTCGTGGTGTCCGGGGATCCGATGTCCGCCGCGCCGATGAGTTTCTTTGTCAAAGTGGTATCAATGGTGACGAAGGTGCCGCTCATAGTCACCTCCCAGGAATCCAGCCGCTTCAATTCTTTCACGTTGACCGGCGCATTATCGATGTCCTCACCGAAATCGGAATATGTGGGTGTGGCAGTGAAACTCACGCCGCCAGTGGTGGCCCCAAGCAGGTCAGCCTCCTCTACTGTACCGGTGGCGGGAGTAAAATCAGATAGAAGGATCCCTGCATTCAACTGGAGCTGTTGGAAGGTATCCTCCGGGATCCGCGTAAATTTTGCCATTGTTCATTCTCCTTTCAATCTGAAGTAAGGTATTCGGCGGTAATGTTCAAATACCGCCGCTTGATGTTGGGGGCTGAATCGTCCCGCAAATTTTGGCACCATGGGGAGCCGCGTTTGATCCAGATAGCGCCCCCGTCACATGGGACTAACGTGCCTCCCATGCCGATAGCGTTGGAAATCTCTTGTGCCTTGGTGTTTGGTATGGCCTCACTCTCGGTGTAGTACCAGAGGTTGACCGTCAAGCCAACCTCGCCCTCGTCCCATGCGCTGGTAATCAGTTCATAGGTGCCATAGGGGAACAGCACATCATTGGGCACCGAGGACGCCGGATAGAACGGAACGCCGAAAGACTGGAACCATGCGTGCAGGGCCTTGTCTTTTGTCACACCGGCACCGCCTTTCTCTCCGCCGTGAAGTATTTCAGCGAGAATGAAGCGGATTTGGGGGCCTTCTTTTCCTCCGGGTTGGAGGTCACCCGGTATGTCTCTCCGGTTTCCTTGTCTTTGAAGTAATCGTTGAACTCAATGGGCACGGCCTTGTCCACCAGCGCGGAATACAGGCTTGTCACACCCTGCTTCTCCGCGATACGGGCCTCCATGCTGGTGTCGAGGGCCTGATAGTTCAAAAACTCGGCCCCCTCCGTCCATTCGGTGACCCAGCCGCCCGCCCCATCGGGGACGCGGCTCTTTTCCAGCAGCACACAGGGCCGTGCGAAATCGTCAAGCAAACTCATCAAATTCCTCCAATTCTGCGCCACTGGTTCAGCCTCCCAGCAAATACCTCACGCCAGCCCACAGCCACGCCTTTAGAATTGGTGGCTTTGGAATAGCTGTACCCGCCGAAGCTCTCACTGGTGAAGCCGCTAGGCGTGTTTTTCTCACTCCACGCCTTAATTTCATCAAATGTTGACAAAAACGCCTTGGGTACTGCCAGCGCCCACACTGCACCATTGAACGTCTCGTTAATCATGCCGCTTTCTGGGTATTGGTGGAGCCCGTCATTAAAGACTGATCCAACTATCCTGAAGTATTGACCTGTTTGCAAGAAAGGCAGCGTGAGCCGTCCGTCCTGTACTGTAAACTCACCGGAATGGATACCATCAGGCACCAAAAACCAGTTATTTATGTGTCGCAAAACTTGTTCCAACATCACGCTGCCCTCCTAGTTTAGGTTGATTTCGTCACGGTTGCGGTATAGACCTTCTGATCCGTTCCATTTTTTACGGTAATGGTCACAACGTTTGCCCCATCAGTCCAGGTTGCAGCCGTACCGTTGTCAATAGGCGTCTCTCCATTCAGGATAGTAACGGTCGCGCCATCATCCTCCGGTGTGGCGGTCACTGTGTTTGTTGCGTTTGTGGTTGTGGCTGTGTACTCCGTCGTATCCGGGTCAAACGTCGGAGTAAGCGTCAGCGCGCCAATCGTCAGCCCCGAGAGGCGCGCGCTCATTCCCCCGCCGATACCGTAATATTGGCAATGCCGTCCAGGTACTCAGCCCACAGCTTCATCCCCATAATGGCGTAGCTCTCACCCACGGCGGTGGAGTAATTCCCCTGTGCGTGGAAGCCAATGAGGTTAGTCTCACCCTGGGTGGTGTAATTCAAGCCCAGCCGAGCAAACTCACTGTCGCTTGGGTCGATGTAGTACAGATCGATGTTCTCCACGGGGGTGGCCAGCACTTTGTTCCGGGCAATGCCCGTGTTACCGGATATAGTCGCCGGAAGCAGGAACAGGGTGGAATAGCCCATAAAGTTCTGGATGTAGTTGATGCCGAACTGGGTCTGTACGGTGATATCAGCGGTGCCCAGGTAGTCGTAAGCGTCCAAGATGTTGGCAAAGCCCACAACCTGGGTCACGTCCTTCGCCATACCCGCAAACTTGTCCAGTACCTTTCCCTGAGCCTGGGCCAACGCGGCCTGCCAAGTGGTAGCGGTGCCGGTCAGGGTGCCAGTGTTCAGGAAGGTATAAAAGTCGCCCAGCACCACGTTTTGGAGTTTGGTCAGGAAAGCATCATCGCTCTTCTCCACGGCGATCTCCGCGCCGTACTTGTCAACATCCTCGATAGGCACGGCCTTGGCGTACTTCTTGATCGAAAGATTATCTTTTGTTGCTTTGGTGATGGTAGCCTTGCTATAAGGAATGACCTCCCCAGCGCCCACGTCTCCGTCCTCCAGAGTTACGTCAGCAGTATAAGAGATCAGCTGCGTGCCGGGAGCTTTGCGGATAGGACGCATGATGCCCATGATGGTTTGGAGAGCGTCCCAGTTGTCGTTGAACCGGGTAACAAAATCCACCTCGCGTGCGGTCACACTGGTATATACATTGGGCAAAGAGTCTCTTGGGTTGGTAAAGCTTTCAACATTAGTAGCTTCCATTCAATATCAGTCCTTTCAAGTAATTTGGTTTTCTATCAGCGCCTTTTGGCGATCTGCAGCGGACATGACATAGCGTCCATGATCGTCCTTTTTGTAAATGTCCGCTTTCGTCATCTTCCCGCCGCCGGTATTTGCGGGAGGCTTGGACGTGTTAGCCCCCTCCACAGTTGTGGTAGTGACTAGCCCGGAGAAAGTGCCCTTCACCAGTTCATCCAGTTCGGATGTGTCCTTGATGGTCTCGCCGTCCAGTTCCAGGGCATCAATTTCCGCCCTACTTCCCCGGATGGCAATATCTAGGCTCTTTCCGGTGATTCCCTTACTCTCATAGTAGGCTTTCACAGCCGTTTCCTTGGCCGCCAGGTTCTCCCTTTTCTTGTTCTCGGCCACCAGATCTGTGTATTTCTTTTCCCAGTCCTTGGCCTTTGCTTCCCAGCCGTCATCTCCGGCGGCTTTCAGGCCGTCCAATTCCTTCTGGACGTCAGGCAACTTGTCAGCGTCGGCCTTGTATGCCTTTACCTGATCCTTCAATCCGTCAACAGTGTCGGTGTGTGCTTCTATGATGGTGTCCACCTGTTCATCGGTGAGGCCCATCCCCTTCAAAAGTTTGCGTGTAAGTGCCATGTTCAGTCTCCTTTTCTTCGGCCCCTTTTCTTCGGGGGCGACTGTGATATAAAAACCGCTGTTCTCTGCGGTGTTTACCAAAATAATTTTAAAAACCCCTTGACATATATGCGCATAATGCGTATAATATAATTGTAAGGAGGGAACAGGATGACCGCAAAAGAAATAGAAAAACTACTTCTTGCTGACGGTTGGTATCACAAGAATACCAAAGGTTCCCACAAGCAGTTCAAACACCCAACGAAAGCTGGAAAGGTTACCATCCCCCAGCACAAGGGAGACATTGACAGGGGAACTGCAAAATCAATTCTGGAGCAAGCGGGGTTGAAATAAGCCCCGCGCTCCAAACACTGTAGATAGGAGGATTTTTATGAAGCTTGTTTATCCTGCTGTGCTGCGTCCCTGTGAGGAGAATGACGGATACACGGTTGTTGTCCCCGATCTGCCCGGATGCGTTACGGAGGGGTGTACACTGGCCGATGCAATTCTGATGGCTGAAGATGCCGCCTCTGGCTGGGTACTGGACGAATTGGAGGATGGAAACGCTGCCCCAAAAGCAAGCCCTATTGAAGCCGTCCAAGTAAAGCCTGGAGAATTTATCAACCTGCTTGTGCTCGATATGGATGCATATGAGGAAAAATACGGAAGCAAGGCCGTTAGGAAAAACCTAACCATTCCGGCTTGGCTGAACACCTTTGCCGAAAAGCACCAAGTCAACTTTTCACAAGTGTTAACCGACGCTTTAACCTCTATGTACCAGCAGGGATTTTGACCCTATTCCGCCCCTTCGGGGGCGGTTTCTTTTTTCAACAAAACAGTTCTTCGTTATCCATTCTTCATCTCATCCTCTATGATGTTCCGGTATGTCTGCGCATGATCCTTAACCGCAGGGGCAAGGAACGGCTGTGCCGGGTTGCCCGCTGTCCAATGGTAGTTTCCGTTATCGTCCCGGTATACCCACGGCGTGGGCCGCCCGCCCTCGGCATATTTGCCCGTTCCAAGCTCCACATAGGGTGCGTACTCCACATTTGTGCCGATATACGCCGCAAGTTCCGATTCATCTACCTGATAGGTGATGCTGTTGCGGAGGTTGCCCGTGTCAACAGGAGTCAGGTCTTTGGCATACCCTTCCGCCTGTTCTCCGCACCGCTCCAGCGCCCGCACAACGGCGTCGTGCATGGTGTCCAGCACTTCAGCACTGTAATCGTTGAACACCACGCCGCCTAAATCCTTAGCCACGGCTTTTCACCCACCTTTCCCACTGTTCGTAGGTCATTTCCTCGACGACTATATTGCGCCCGGTTTTGGGGTCACGCACACGCATCTTGCGCGGCTCGGCCTCAATTCCCGGCGCTTCTACTGTCCGCATTGTGCAGCGGCAGTTATAGACATTGGCCGGTTTTGCCCGTGAGTCTCCGGGATAGCGTATCTTCCCCAGTTCGGAGGTAAACGGCTCGTCCCAGTTTACCGTTTGGCCGTCCAGCTTTTGGTGGCTGTGGCGGGTGCGGCCGTCCTTGGTTGCCACCCAGCGCTTGCGCACCTTAATTCCCATATCAGAGGCAGCCTTATAACTGTCCATCCTCCCGCCGTTCTGTGCCCCGGTGACCGCCGTCCTCGCCGCTCGCACGGCGCTGGCTCGGTTCATTTCACTTACCCGGGCTTGCAGGTCGGTAGCAATCTTCCCCACGCTCTTGCCCTGCAACAGGCCGCTGGTGACGCTCTTGGTGATCTGCTTCTTGCCCCATTTCAGGTCAATGCCCCGTTTTAGAGCCTTTTTCTTTGGATAATAGGGCATCAGGTCTGGTTTGTCTTTTATCAGACGTTTCACGGCGGATTCATCCCACAACGTAAAGCCCACGTTTCCGGCCACCCTCTCAATCGTGTAAGCCGCATAATTTCGGTTTAACGTATAGATGCCCGGCGTTGCATCGTTAACATAGGCAAGGGCGACCTCGTTGGCCCTAGTCATGCGCTCCGCTATCTTCTCCCTTAGTGCTTGATACCGCTCGCCGCGACCTATCTGATTGAGCCTCCAGAATGTGTAGTCCTGTTCTGTCCACACCTTTCCATTGACCTCTGTGCCAATCAAGGCTTTCATTTTCTCGTCCCGCTCACGGAACCGCTCAAAGTAGGCGTCAATGGTTTCCTGAAGATCGTTACGCGCCTCACGGTACACTCTGGCTATCCTGCGCTCCAGCCTCTCCAGTTCCTCGTCTGTCCACCGGTGAGCCGGGTCCATTTTCGCCATCCTCGCTCACCTCCAGCATGTCCAGCCGCTCCATGTCCTCTGCATCCTTGCGCTTCATCATCTCGTCATACTGGTCAGCGTCTCCCAAGATGGTCAGCAGCTTCTTTGTGATATACTCATCATCGAAATAGGTCGCGCCCAGCAACACGGACTGGATTTCCTCGTTTTTGTTGATAATTTGGTTCCGGGTATAACTTGGCTTGTCTTCAATTCCGGCCAGAGACAAGATGCCCTGAATAAACCGGGTCACGCCCGACTCGAACTTGTCTGTTTTCAGATCCAGTGGCACATAGCTGGCCTTAATGGCCGTGGCGGTCTGATTGCCCGCAGATACCGCCGTACTGTCAAACGCCTGGAAGTCCTCGTATAGCTTGCGCTTGAGCATGTCGATGGTGGTATTTGTCCCGTTGTATGGTGCTTCGATTGTATGCGCCTCCGCCTTTACACCATCGTCTCCGTCCGCATGGGCCACATGGAGGGTTTTCAGCCGCTCGATGAACTTTACATCGTCCAGATCATCCATGCCACCGCAGTTGGTGAGCACCCAATAAATGAGGTTTCCCTCGTCCACATTGTTGACCATATTAGAGGTAGCCAAATCCAGAGCATCAATGGTATTCCGCCGCCCATTCAATTCTGATTTTCCGGAACGTCCGTTTTTCAGCGGAACGATGGGGAATCCTGGGTAGTTCTCTCCGTCATAGATTCTGGTTCCATTGCCGTCATCGTGCGCCCTGATACGGACATAACCCCGTTTAGGCGCTAATACCTGCATGTCCTCGTTTTTCGGCTCCAAGTATTCGGTGTATCCGTCCAGCTCATACAGGGTGGCCCGCAACGGCTTGTCTGGAGTTACCTGCCACCACCGAATCCCGGCCATCAAAGCCCCGTTTTCTTCGTCAACAAGGGGAACAAATTCAGTTATTCGGAACACATCAATGTGATCCATATTCCAGAATCCAAAAGAAACACCGCCCACCAGCGCGTTCGTCCCGGCCTCCATCATGTCCTGGTCAAAATTATCTCCCAGCCGATCCTTTGTATTTTCCTGCTCAAACGTCACACCATTCCCGAGCAAGTATGAGCACTCCTGATCCACCACCAGCCCAAAAAACTTTGATGCAATCTTGTGGTTGGCCGTGTACATGTCCGCATGGGCTTTGCCCTGGAGGTCATACAAAATCTTCTCGTAGTTATTGATGGTTGGGTTTTCACCCTCGTAGTATTTCTCAGCATCCACCGCCAGCTTATAGGCGTCAGAGCCCATATGGTCGTTGATCGCCAGCCGGATAAAATCCATGCGGGCCTTTTCGTCTTCGCCCACCGCAAGCAAATCCTGATAGGTTTTGATGGTCTCACCTCCCCATCCAAATCGGGGTGTATTTCTCTTTCCCGGCCTTGTGCCGGAGAACCGTCATTGCAAAGTACCGAATGTCGTCCATGGCGTGATCATTTTCCTTGATCGGCTTGTCCTCCGCTGCCTCTTCATCCCACCGGTAAAGCCCAAATTCCCGAATTGCATCTTTACAGGAACGATGTATTTTAATAATACCAGACTGTAAATACCTCGCAGTCCTTGCAATCCCTGGGATTACATCATTTACAGCCTTTTGAGCGTGGAATCTATGGTGCCTCCGAATCACCTCAATAAACGACGCCGCCGAAGGGTCAACAATCACCGATTTTACTGACAAATCCCCGGCCAGTTTCTCCAGCTCCGTGTAATATTCCTCGTCGGTCTTGCTGGCCTGCTCCGCCCGACCGGAGTAGTAATACTCCCGGATTCTGACGGCATTTTTGCCATCCCAGCACCACAGGCCAGCCGAAAACGGATTCAGCGTTCCATAATCACAGGAGATGTAGTATTCGCCGCTCTCCGGTACATCGTCCACGATGTTGCTCTCTCCGAACATGGGGTAAATCAGCCCCTCAGCCAGCGCCCACTGTCCCAAAATATAACGGTCATAAAAAACCGTTCCCAGATACTCCCGTTTTAAGTTCTCCACAAAAGCCTCTGGGAGAAACGGATTATCATCAATTGTGTACGTTTGGCTGAAAACATCCGCCTTGCTGTCCAGGAACGCTTTCAGCCAGTGATTCGGCCCCTGCGGATTATAGGTTCCGTCAAAGCAAGAATACGCCTTATCCAGGCGGCTTTTCAGCAGTTCAAAGACTTCTTGGCTCCAGTCTGCCACCTCGTCGCCGTAGCAGTATTTGATGGACGCGCCGCGGATTTTAGAGACCTGGGAAACCTTCTCAGCTCCAAGGCAGTAGCACTTTTCTCCAAATATCCACGCCGTATTGTCGCTGGAGATCGTGCCCACCAGTGTATCCCCGTACAGGTTGCGCATCGGCTCCAGCACATTCCGCTCGATGGTGGACTTTGTGACGCCCAGAATGACCGTCAGCCCGTCCTTGCCAACACGCTCCCGGATGCGGATTGGGATGATCCACCGGAAATCAAGGTAGGTTTTCCCGCTGCGGGTGGCCCCGCCCTTAAAGTTCCAACGGTGATGCCCCTCCCGGACAAATTCAGTTTGTTTCGGACTTAACAGCATCCTTGAACTCCTTCAACAGCCCGTCCAGCTTATTCAAACTGTCGTTCCCGCTGGCTGTGTTCTTTGTGGCCTTATCAACGATGATCCCGAAAGAAGTGGCGATTTGAGACAACCCGGCATCACTTATCTTTTCTGGGTCTGTCAGCGCCATCAGGTGGAGATCGATGGCCTCCTGCATCTTCTCTTTGCGGGAATCCATAAAGGCCAACATATCAAGCGTGTTCTGCTTCTTTTTTTGTTGCGCCTTTTGGGCGAACCCTTCGCAACTAAGCACAACACGCTTAACGGTATCTTTGGAAACCCCATTGATTTTTGCCGTGGCGTTATAGCTCTCGGTCTCCAGATAATCAGCCACAATTTTCTTTTTTTGCCTGTCCGTCAGCCGTGCAGCCATGTCACCACCTCTCTCCTAAGTAGAGTCTAAATCATGTCAAACGCCCACTCCCTTTGAGGGCCAATATATTAACCCCGTAGGGGTTATATATATGGCCCTAAGCGGTGGGCAAGAAAACGGACAATGCCCATAAAATTAAGCAGTGGATGGATCGCCAAAGCTAGTTGACAACCGGTGCCACTTATGATATAACTAACATGTCGAACGGGGGAGGCGCCCCTGTCTCGGTGGCCCTCGACCCTGGGCCCGTGGATTGAAATATATGTATGTACTTTGTCATGTCTGAGAAGGCCGCCCCTAGTGGGGCGGTTTTCTTTTGTCCTCCCAGCGGCAGGAGGTGAACCGCCGGGAGGCTTTGGAGGGAACATGGAAAGAGAGTGCAGAGATACATGGGCTATACCTCTACACCCTCCATTGTAAATCAAGATTCTTCTATTTTTCCCCTTAGAAGGGGAATTTTCAAAATTTTATCTATAATCGGCTCGACCCATTAAATAGTCCAAACTTACTTCGAAAAAGTTTGCAATGGAAATAAGAGACTTTATATCCGGTTCTGCTTCCCCTCGTTCATAACGTCGAATTGCATCGGAGTGTAATCCGCACCGTTGAGATAGTATGTATCTCTTTATCCGCTTTTCCTCCCTCAGCTTTCTCAGCCGCTCCGGGAACTCGTTCAACCTGCCTCACCCCGTCCCACCAACCCAATAAGCTCCACGAGGTCGTAAAACACTCTGGGGTCGTATTTAGTGATTTTCATAATTCCATCCAGCCGGTATGTCACTGTATTCCGATGGCAGCCCAACACACGGGAGACCGCTTCCCGGTTCATGTCGTAGTTGGCATGAGTCTAATCAAGTCAATTTGGGATGGAGTCAGGGTGATATCACTCATGCTGCCCGCCCTCCATTAAATCGCAAACCTTCCTGACCCCTTCAACGTCTTCCTTTGTCATGACCGACGAGAACTCCATGAGTTCCTGACACTTGACCATCCACAGCAAAATCCGATCTGTGCTTTTCATGTCCGCGTAGACCTGTTTCTGGAACTCAGTCATGCTGTCCTCCTTCCAACTCCATAAGGTCAAGGATATAAGTCTCTAAAGCAGATTCGACATTAAAACTTCTGGAAAACAGCTTCTTCTTTTTCGTCTGTCGAAAAATCGTGATTGATATGCCAACCGTATCATCAGGGACTTGCAGTTTGTACTCTTTCACTGTCCACCCTCCCCGTCGTGGATGGAGCCGATGACTTCCCAATTCCCACCGTGGATGCAATAGCCACTTGTGTATGGTTCTCCAAAAGAATCATTTTCTATATCATCTTCCCATACAACTGGTTCGTCATAAACATTATGCTTTCCGTAGTAAGCGGTTTCTCGTCTTACAATATCCCCCTCAAAAATCTTCTTCCCGTTTTTGTCGGTCAGGCCGGTGTACTGGCAGACCGTGGAGGGGTCAACCTCAATCGGTACAATATCATCACCCATTGAAATTTCACCTGTTCGTGCGTTCCTACGTCTGTAAGCCTTATTTTGAAGGATAAATGTCCCACTGTATTCTCCCCAGTATGGGAATCCTTCCACCCATTCTCCATTATCCAGCCTCTTGGCTTTGAAAAGGATTTCACGATTCATAGCCGTGTTCCTCCTTCCGCCGCAGATTCTCAGCAAGCGTCCAGCTATCGCACGAATTGTCCGAATACATCTCATCCCCAACGTGGTCGCTCCTCGGGTTGCAGCAGGTATCCGTTGTAGGCTCAAAGTATTCGCATGTTCGGCAGGTTTTGACCATTTTTTTATTAGTCACATTATCGACATGGCCGACTTTTATAAAGCCGATTGGATCATCAATATCAATCTTGCAGCCATCGTTGATTTTGATAAATGATTTCCCATCGACAATCCACATGTCACCAAACATTGGATTGATATAAATATCGCCGTCAGTCATGGTTAGCACCTCCGATGATCTCGTCAAGGTTGATAGCCTGCTCCGGTTTAATAGATGGGAACGCTCCCTTCCTCAGATAGATGATTTTCCCGTCAACTCTGAGTGTTGTCATGTCGCCAACCTGCTTTAGTTCGCCATTCCCCACTACTTCGAGCAGGTTTTTCGCCCGCTCCACCTCCTGCTGGATGAAGCGGGGCTTGCGGATGATGCGGTCGGGGTGGTTGATAATATAACAGAGTACATTGGTGCCTGTATTAAGGATCTGGCCTTCCTCATCAACAAAACACCGTTTGAACTGTCCATATGGAGTATCAGCGGTAAACACTTCTCCCACCTCAACCCCCAGCACCTCGCAAATTCTCGGCTTGCCCATGTTGGCCTCCTCCTTCGTATATGGCACCCAGCAAGTGCCGTCTTCTTTTCTGTCAGCGCAGTTGGTATTTTCATCGGGCGAACAGCAGGGGCCGCCGTGAGCGCAGTCGCAACACATGCCCTCTACGGCATCATCCTCCACCACCTCATAGCCCATCAGGCGGGCGGCTTCTATGGGCTTATATGTCATAAATCCGTCGCAGCAATACTTTGACTTATGCCCTTCTGGAATGTTCATCGGACATTCTCCACAATTTATCTTCATGCAAAAGTCTTCAACGACCTTTTTCTCTAGAGACTCAAACATTTCCCCCGTCTTAGGGTCCCGGAACTTCATCGTCATCACCCCACATTTCTGATTCGTAATTTTCCCAGTGTGGACAGGTATTGTCGGCAAGCGTACAATCCATAAACCCTTCGGCATCCCAATTTAAACAAACGTCTGTGTATGGTTCCCACCACTGGCAGTTAAAACAGATTTTATTCATATTTACCACCAGAAATTTTCATTTCTGCTATCAAAATGTGTAAGTATAGTTCTATTTTGGTTCGTGGGCGGGCTTTTTGTTCTTTTTCATGTGTTCTCTGAAAATCTCATCAAGAGCCTTTATATCGTCAGGGGGCATCTCAATTTTCCCCTCCCAGTCGCAAGAGGGGCAATAGAAGATATCTCCACTCCCTCCGTTCCCGCAAATCCCGCCGCAGTTGGGGCACTCAGCGTCGGCAAATATTAGATTATTCATGGGCGGCCTCCTCAAAATATCGCTCCCACTGTTCTGTTGTGGAGTCTGTATAATTCAAATCGATTTCATCATCCCATTCAATCCTCGGACCGACTTTTTCATTGGCAAAGTGGGCAACGCAACTGACAGAAACCCCATCAAGAGCATCATCACTGATAAGCCGCTTAATTTCATTCAGCGACAGATCTTCCTCTAAGTCACACACATATACCGTCATCTTGTAAAGTTGTGCCATGTCAGTCCTCCTTATCCATGCGAGCGCCGCAGTTGGGGCAGTAGCTTGATTTGCAAATACCCCGGTTGTCAATCATCAAGCCCCATTCACCACATCTGGAACAGGCCCAGCCATTCGGATACTTGAAAAACCATCTCCCGTGCCGCACCTCCGCAACGTCGGCTGCAGGAATCGCGTCTATTAGCCGCGTCGTTAAACTCGCTTTGATATGAGCCTGTCTGGCAGCTTCTCTTTCTATGTATTCAACCATTCTTTATTCCCTCCAGTGCGGCCTCAGCCTCAGCGCGGGTCAGGAAGACGGTTTTCCCGAAAACATCATTCCAGTAATAGGGCAAGCCGCTACCCATGACCCAGACTTTCCATCTTGGCCTTGGTGTAAATGGTTCCCACATTGCATCGCATACGGTTTCCTCACGGATTTCTCCGGAAAATATCCTAAAAATATGCTGATGCAGTCTGACGGGAGGAATCCCGCACCGCCCCTCATCGTCAGCCTGTTTGAGTTCGCGGAGGCGGTCAAGGTCGTACTCATCCCCAAGGATGTCCTCGATGGCGGCGAGGCGTAAGGAGATGTTTTTCAGGATTTCATTAAATTCTGGTTCTCCTTGATGTCTTGCAATATCAAGAATGTTATAAGCCCCAGCCGGGTCACTTGGCACAAGGAAAAGGGTTTCTTCCCAATCCTCCATGCCAAAATCTGCGATATGTGTCAATCTTTCCATAGTCACCCCTCCTCTGGGCCGCGCCACAGCGGGCAATTGGCTCTTACGGTATCGCCCGGTATAGGCCTATACTTGCAATCCTTGTCTGCACAGGTGTTGCAATTGGGTTTTGACGCTAAGTCATCGTGATACATACGGTAACTGTCGCGTTGATGCTTGACCTGTTCCAGCTCCTCCAACGCGGTATGCAGCTGCCGTTGGAAGTCATTTGCAATATCGGTCATGGCTTCTTCCTGGCGTTTTCTCACTTCCAGTTCCAGTCCAAGCCGCTCCAGATCGGCCCGCAGCTTCTCGTTTTCGGCCAGCAGGGCGGTGAGGGCAGCGGCGGCATCTCCAGCCATACGGCTGTAATCATTCAGGCAGTATCGATCTGCCCTTCGCAGCTCTTTAGTCAGATCTTCGTAGTCCATCAGGGTTCCTCCTCTCCCTCCGGCGGGCGGCTCTCAAAATAGAACACTATAGGGCGCGGCGTAGGCGTTACCAGCCCAAACCGTACAGCGTTTCGATATGTGACGCTATCGCGTTCCAGTACGTCGGGCATACGTTCCAATGCGGCGCGGAATTTCTCAAGCGTGAGCGTACTTTTGTAGTGATTGCATGACCTACAGGCGGGGAGATAATTAGCCATGTCATCAGCTCCACCGTTATACAAAGGAGCAAGATGGTCAACTTGCATTTGCTGTATGGTAATTTCGCACCCACAGTAGGCACAGCGTCCGGCTGTTTTGTCGTAGATTCTCTGGCGTTCCTGTTTGCTCAGTCTGCGGCGATTCATATCTCTCCCTCCGGCGGGCAGTATGTAAAATTACACATCCTCTACTCCCAGGTAATCCAACAGGCCCCAATAGCAGTTTTCGCACAGGTAGCACAGGATTTTAGGCGGCATACTGCTGGTATGTGCAGTGTATATGGGACGCATGGATTGTTTCGGCTGGTATCTCTGGCAGTTGGCGCAATGAGCATAATGCGTATTCATTTGGCCTCTCCCTCCGGCGGGCGGCGGTCAGGCGGTACGGGAAGGGGCATCCAGTGGGTGACTTCATATGACATCCACTCTCCGTCGCTACCTCTTGCATCCACTTCAATCGAATAGTCTGTCGTATATACCAAGACACAGTATGTAGGCTCCGGCAACCTCTCCTCCACGCTCACCCACCCGTTCGGCGGGGTGAGGGTGGGCTTGTATGGGACGGCCGCATTGGGCTGTGCCTCTTCCCACACATCGTTAAGGGTTTTACCATTGTCAATGGCATCCAGGGCATTTGCAAGTTGCTCTTTTGCCATCTCGATTTGAAACGGAAATACGGCGTTTTCCAGGTTGTACCGTGCGTTGCACAAGACTTCGTAAATCGTCAGGCTCATTCCATCTCCTCCAGCAGCTCCATCTCCTCCATCTTCATGAAACAAGCCCAGAAAGTACGGCTCTGTTTCCCGCTATGGTGGCCGAACAACGGTTTTTGCCCGATAGCTTTCCAGACATGCGCCGCAGGGATGTCATACTCCGACCATTTGAAAATGAGCACCCCATCTGGTTTGAGTACACGCATACATTCCTGGAAACCATCGTGGAGCATTTGGGGCCAATTATCGTCCAACTTCCCGTACTTTTTGACCAGCCACGCAGTCTCCTTTGCGCCGGTCAGGTGCGGCGGATCAAATACCACCAACGAAAAAGACCTATTTGGGAACGGCAGGTCTGTAAAATCACATACCACATCAGGATTGATGTCCAGCGTACAGTTTCCGGCGTTCTTCCAGAGGTGGTGATACTGTTCCCGACGCTTATCACAGTACACCGCTGCTGGGTGGTGCTTATTGAACCAGATAGATCGTCCTCCACACGTCACATCAAGGATTTTCTTTTCCATACAACTTTCGACCCGAGCAGGGCTAATTTGATGTCATCCATGTAGCATATCTCCCTGCAAAAACAAATTTTCCTGTGCTGTGTGCTCTTGAAAACGTTGCTCCTGCGCGTCAAAATAGACTTTGTCTATCTCACACCCTACAAAGTCCAATCCAGCGTCATAGGCCGCTATACGGCTCGAGCCGCTGCCTAAATGGGTGTCAAGGATTTTGTCCCCCGGTTTGGCACAGAGGCTAAATATCCATTCGTATAAGGTGATCGGCTTCTGCGTAGGATGGATTTTGCCGCTGTATCTGTTGTCAAAGGCAAATAATTTAGATGGCATATTGAAGCTTGTCCACGCATATTCACAGCGGCTAAAATTCGGAAATGGCTGCAATTTATCCCACACAAGAAAGCACCTGCATGGCGGGAGGGGAAAGTAATTACCACCCCATATGACTTGATTCCTGCTCACCCGAAACAGCTCTTCAAAATATTCCGCCTTGGGGGCTATATCCCACGTTGAAATATTTCCCCGGTTAAAAGTACGGGTTTTAAGTTTGCCACGTCCGTTGGAGCTGTCTTTTGGCAGTCCATAGGGCGGGTCAACCACCGCAAGTGCGAAAGCGCCGTCTGGGAGAGACTGCATATATGCCATACAGTCCATGTTGTAAGCTACGTTCAAGGTTATATCCTCATCCTCCGTCTGTTTCGCGGCCAGCATACACCTGCATGGCCGCCTCCTCTCCCTCCGGCGGGCGGCTCTCAAAATAGAACACTATAGGGCGCGGCGTAGGCGTTACCAGCCCAAACCGTACAGCGTTTCGATATGTGACGCTATCGCGTTCCAGTACGTCGGGCATACGTTCCAATGCGGCGCGGAATTTCTCAAGCGTGAGCGTACTTTTGTAGTGATTGCATGACCTACAGGCGGGGAGATAATTAGCCATGTCATCAGCTCCACCGTTATACAAAGGAGCAAGATGGTCAACTTGCATTTGCTGTATGGTAATTTCGCACCCACAGTAGGCACAGCGTCCGGCTGTTTTGTCGTAGATTCTCTGGCGTTCCTGTTTGCTCAGTCTGCGGCGATTCATATCTCTCCCTCCGGCGGGCGGCGGTCAGGCGGTGAAGGAAGGGGCATCCAGTGGGTGACCTCTCCGTGAGAAAATTTCCAATACCAAGCTGTAAAGGGTTCTTTGTTGCTCCAAGACTGTTCTTGTCTGATCCGATTTTGTGTTCTTACCGTATACCCATTTTTAGCCTTTATAGCCACAAGAACTTTAATTTGAAGTCTATTAGTCCCTTCCGGCAAATCATCCTCCGGCATCCTCTCCTCCACGCTCACCCAGGGGGAGAGGGTGGAGGCAGTATCAATAACCGCCATGACACCATCTAAATAAACAGCATCTCGCAGGGATACGCCGCTCTCCTTAATTTCAGTAAATCGCTTTATAAGCGCATCAGCATCAATCGGCCTTGCCATCTTTCAGCGCCTCCCCACTCCCCAGAGCTAGTTGTCCGCCCTGGTAAAGTTGATATAACGTCCTGCCGTGCCCATCGGTCAGATAGGGCAGGAAAACCTCCTCCATCTGCACCTGCCCGGCCTCAACAATAGCCATCTGTGCCATAATCCAGTCCCGGACGTTGCGCCAAGCGGTGCGCTCTGCCTGCCCCGGAGCCGCTTTTAACTTCTGACGGGCGAATACCGCCCGAACCCCCTCTACATTGGCTGGCAGAGCAAATCCACGGGGCCCGGCCGTCGTTTCAATACCGAACATCACGCCTATTGGCTGCCCGGCCCCATCATAGTCCACCATGATCTGCCGCGCTCCATGGCTGGCAAGGCTACCCTGGATTTCGCCTAGGCTCTTGTACACATCAATGGTCGTGGTGTAGTTTTTAATTGCCATCGTGCTTCACCTCCAGTCGCTCCAGCTCCTCCTGTTTCAACTCTTGCCTAGCCTTTGACATCAGCCAGCCCCGGATGCACTTATCGCACACACTGTCGCACACATGGGGTTTCCCGCACTTCAGGGGCGTATCATACCGGCACAGCCCGGCCGCCACCATGACCTTCGCCGCGATCTTCACAGCCCGCTGCTCCGTGCTCTCTTTCTTCATGTTCCTCATGTGTGCCTCCTTATAAATACCCACCGTATTTTTTCTTCGCCTCTATGTTGGATCACGCACCTCTGTATCCCGCCCTTCTGTCTCGTGTCCTGACGTTGGCCTTCTCCCGCCGGACCAGTGCAAGGGCCTGCTCGCAATCCGGGCAGTATGCCTCCGCTCCGCCCGGCCGCCCGAACTCCCGGCCGCACCGGCGGCACCTGGGCTTTCTCGCCTTTCCCAGCTTTTTCACCGTGCAGTAGGCAGCAATTTTTCCCCAGTCCTCTGCCACGCCCCACTGTCTGGCGGCTTCAACCGTGGCGCTGTCCGCGCCGATGCTGGCCACCTCCACGGCCGGGTAGTCAGGATGGGACACCTCAAACCGCATCAACCCCGCGCCTGGCCGCTTATCTGTCCGTCCCACCATACCGCATCACTCCCTTTTCTCCACTCTTTCGCACTTGCAGGCTGTTGCAATGCTTGTCCATGGGACGCCCCAAATTTTAGCCGCAGCGCATACGGCCCGCAGCCTGTTTTCCGCCAGGGCCTCTGTCTCTCCAAGCTCCGGGTGCCTCACCAGATAGAGGTATACCTTGTCACGCTCCGTCGTCGCAAAGTCCGCTCCGCTCTTCCCGCCCTTCGGGCAGGCTTCGCGCTGCTCCCTTGCTCGGGGCCTCCGCGCTTCTTTGTCACGCTCCGCGCCCTCCGCGACGGCGTCTAAGCCCCTCCGACTGCGCAAGCCGGCCTGCGCCCCCTCCGGGGGCTGCGGTCCGTTCGCTCCGCTTCGGGTCTTACCCGCCTGCTCCCGGGCGCTCCGCGCTTCTTCTTTCACTCCCACTGTTCCAGCACCTCCTCAAACGTCTGCTTTGATGCCCACCGGGCCGCAAGTTCGTCTCCGTGGCGCGCCATCTCCCGCTCGTATGCCTGGGCGGCGGCGTAGGATGCGGCGGTAACCGCCTCCCGGTTCTCTTCCGGCGGAGTGTCCAATATTCCGACGGCCACCACCAGCAGCAGAATGAACCCTGCCGCGACCACCGCCTTCCCCATACTCATCGCTCGTCCCCCACCGTGCGCACATAGGTAAGCGCCGCGTCCAGTTCCCGCAGGGAGACGTCCCTGAGTTTCCCGTCCGGCCGGGCTGCCGCCACCGCGCAGTCCCCGGCAATAGGCTCCGGCTCCCGCCCCAACTGGTGCAGCGCGTAGCGAATGGGCAACTGTTTTTCCTCTCCGTCCTTTCTCTCCACCAGCTCCAGCGTCCGCCCAAACGATCGGAACGAGATCTCCCCGCCCAGCAGCTCGGTCAACTCCGCTGTCACCCGATCACCCGGGATGGATACCGCCGTCCCCTTTCGCCCGTCCCGAAACAGCACAATTTTCAACTTAACCGTCTCCTTTCTCGCTCTCTTCCCGGATTCCCGGCGCCGTCATGCTGGCGGCCAGCACGGCCAGCACCCGCAGCACCGGTACGCCGGTCAGCTTCGCATACTCCCGGATCAGCACCGCAAGCCCGGTCAGCGCCGCCGACGCGCTGGACGCCTCAATCTTCCGGCTGAAACACTCGCTGCCCGGCTCCTTCCGCAGCGATATAGTCACGTCGTCGCAAAGTCCGCTCTGCTCATCCTGCCCTGCCGGGCAGGCCTCGCTCCGCTCCGTTTCCGCCTGAGCCGGCATCAGGTCCGCCTCGTCCAGGTAATTTTTCCCGAACGCCGCCACAAACTCCTCCACAGTCCACCCAAACCGCTCCATGGCCAGCATCTGTCCGTACTTGTGCAGCCGCTCCATGGTCTCCCGGCAGTTGTGGGCTGCCTCCGGCCCAAACAGGTGGCAGCTGTTGTGACACAGGTACACAGTCAGCCCGCACTTCTCGCTCTTCTTTCGGTAGGCCCCGCCGAAAATATGGTGCTTGTCCAGCGGATCCGCCGCCCCGTTCTTTCCACACAGCCAACAGCCAGGCATTCTTTCACCCTCCTTTTGTATTCAGGTCCCCCACGCTCATTCTGCCGCAGCCTTGCGCGGTCCACGTGGGCCTCTCCCGGCGATGCTCGCCCGGAATGTCCGCTCTGCCAGATCCGGGTCATACTCCTTCCGGTATTTATCGTTCAGTTTCCCGGTGTATCCCCGTCTCAGTTCTGTGTAGATCACAGACGACGCAAACCCCAGCCGCACCGCGATAACCTCCACCTTCTCGTCCGCGTCCCACATTTCCTTGATGGATCGTCTGTCTTCCATGGTCAGGTACCGCAATTTGCCCATTTTTTCACCTCGTTTCCCGCCGCCTCGCCGGCATAAATAAAATAAAATGCAGTTAAAAATCCTTTCGACTTTTTACTGCATTTAATATACTATCTTACGAATTCTGAAAAAGAACATTTTTCTTCTTGACGGTGTCTCCCTCGTTGTGCTATAGTAAACACGTACTTCAAATGCTCGACCTGAACTCACATGATTGTAGTCATCGTCGTTTCGTTGATGGCTACAGTTATGTGAGCTTTTTGTTGTATTTGGGTTCAATCTTTTTTCAGGAGGTACCAACATGAATCACGGTACTGTCAAATGGTTTAACGAGAGCAAGGGATTCGGCTTCATTTCCAACGACGATGGGAGCGGCGATGTGTTTGTTCACTTTTCGGCTATCCTGTGCGATGGCTTTAAAACCCTGGCTGAGGGCCAGAAGGTAACCTATGACACCGAGCCCGACCCCAAGGACAGCGGCAAGCTGCGCGCCGTCAACGTCCGCACAGCTTAATTGTGACATCATCATGAGCGGCGGCCTCCTGTCGGAGGCTGCCGCTCTATTTTGTCGCATTACAGCCTATGCGCGCATATATTGGGCTGTGGGGAGGCACTCTCCCTGCAGACCAATACTTTGGGGGTTTCTTTTATGTGTTGTTGTAACAATCAGTGCTGCTGCAATTGCTGCTGCGGCAATTCCTGCGGGAACGACAACTCCGGCATCAACTCGCTGCCCTCCTGGGCCGACACTTCCTATCCCGTTTATGTCTCCATCCCCACGTTCCTCTGGAACAACTCGGAGGACGGAAACGGCTGCAGCTGCGGCTGCCGCGGGTGAGCCTCCGCCGCCCCTCCGGGGCGGCATACTTAAGAGAAAGCCCCCATTCTCTGCGCCCGGCCTTCCGCCAGGAAAGCCGGGCGCTTTTTTGCCTGTCTCCCTCCTGCTGTCCCCATTCGACAAAAGTGCTCTAGGGCTTGTTTGAAACATGTCAACATGCCCAATTGGCAGGCCTTTTGACCGCTGGACGGCGCAATTTTCCTTGAAATCCGTCAGGATTCCGGCGAAAAAATTGCTTGCCAGCGGACCAAAATCCCTCGCCGCTGGGCACATCGCCAT